CAAAAATAACCAACATCGAGGGTAATGGAAAACCGAAGGATTGGGACAAGATCAAACCGTTTGTTAAGACGGAGAATCTGCCCCTCTTTGCGCAGTACCCTGGTGGTTACGGCCTTGATGGTTTGTCGTATGTTGCACGCCTGATTCAGGCACCAGCTGACTACACACACCTCACCGCCGGCCCGTACCTGAAACCCCTGATTAAGAGACTAAAGAGTGTATGGAACGAGAACAACTGGTTGTTTTATGCATCCGTTGACCCCTCCAAGTTGGATAGGTGGCTAAAACGCAACAAGCGAGCCATGACTTGGTTTTGGGCCGACTACTCAGCATTTGATGCCACCTACTCTGAGGCCACCTGGAGAATGATAAAACGGTTTTACCGCATCATATATCCAGACGCTGAACCAGAGTTTTGGGAGGTGTTGGAAGCTTGGGAGAAGCCCAAGGGGAGTGTGCATGACCGGAAAGCAGGTGTGAAGATCAAGTACCAGGCAGGTGTATGTAATGCCTCGGGACGCGATGACACCGCACTTGCTAATGCTCTTGTGAACGGAGTGGTATTGGCCATGGCTTTTTCCGCCGCCCTGCATGGAGTAAGCACTGCTGAGGTCACCGAGGAGATGATGGTGAAAACCAGCACGATGCTGAACATTGCTGTGGTTGGTGATGATAGCCTTGTGGCTTGCTACTTTGACGTAATGCCATTGATGGAAGCGATTGAGGAGGGTATCAAGAGCTTTGGCCTGGTTGTGAAGGCTGAGGCGAGCACGGAGTTGTTGGATGTAACATTCCTTGGGATGATGCCCTACCCAGTTGCAGGTGAGTACTATTGGGGACCGACACTCGGGAGAAGGCTGTACAAGGCCTACTGGCAATGTGACCCGCGCGGAAACTTGCCAGCTTGGACCCGAGGAGTTGCCGAGCAAATGCTCCAGTTCCCACATGTGCCCATCTTGTACGAGATGGCTCAACGCGTCGACCACCTCTTAGCAGGGTTCAAGAAGACCAAAGTGGAGTTTGACCAGTATCGGGTCTGGGCGATGGCCAGATCCTCTGATAAGCCACCACACTGGGACGAGAGCACACTGGTTGGGTTGTGCCATCGGTATCGTGACCAGGGGCTCACGACGAGTCTGATCCGAAAGGATCTGTCCACATTGGAGACTATAGAGCGCTTGCCAGCTGTGGTGAGGCTCTATACAACAGATGTGGCGCTTGAGGTGGATGGGATGTAATCTCCACCCATGTGTGGGTTTTTGTGCTAAGCTAGCCACCGCAGATAACAAAACGAACAACTGCAACAATGCCCATGTCTGCAATCCACTCCGCCATCTCAGGGCAGACACAATTGGTACAAACTATAGCCGTGCCCAGGGAACACCGCCCTACGCGGATTCCCTCATTTCCGGCTCTGGAGCGTACTTCTGTCCTGAGTTTTACGGACACCTTCACACTCAACACTTTGGCCCCAAATGCACAGCAAGCGGCTTTGTCGACTCATGTTGCTGTCATCAGAGACCCTGTGTTTCCCGTATGGCGTGCGTTCCAAAATCATATTGGCCAGTACTCTGTGTATCGTGATGCTGAAATTGCAGGCACCGTCCTCGACGGCGGCGTGCAGGTCAACATCAAACTTGAATACGCTGCAGGATTGGTTATCAATGCACCTGTGACACCTTTGCCCGGAACGGCAGTGCCACTGTACGTGTATGGGGGGAAGGAGTATATCCCCATGATTTCTAGGAATGCGGCTATTGAGGTGACTAGTGCTATAGACCCTGGCGAATCTGCCATTACGGTCTTTGGTCATTACCTTAATAGCAATGTCGACCCTTTCCCCTTCGATGCATCGGGTGTGGGGGTGTACAAGCTTGTTGGAGCTGTGCATCACTACGCCCTTACCTTTGAGCTGCCGTTAGGTGCTATTGCCTTTGTTGCGGATGCCGTTGCCTTAACCACTATAAATGGTTCGGCTCCTGGCACCCTCAGCGTAGGAACAACCACCTCAAACAACAGCTTTGGTACACCGCTGTCAGACCCAAGACCGGACATTGTAGTGGACGCCATGCTACCAATCACGTCAGCCACCGAGTATAGCTCGGCGCCGATCGTTTGGCAGAGCACACGTGCCAATGCAGTTGCAGTCCTGTTTTCTAACGTCTCAGCAGTGATGCAAAAGGAGGGTACGATCAACTGTGCTAGGTCACCCAGTGAGACAGGAGTTAACATGTTCTCCTATACCACTTGGGATGTCAAGTTTCCGTCGGTTCATCCGAAGGAGCGTTACTATGGCCCGATGGAGAAGGGCTTGTACACGTTCACCTTGCCGGATACAACGTCGGAGCTCTATCACGAGTATGATCAGATTGGTGTAGGCGGAGTCGTCTATCGGCACTACTTGGACGGAAATCGTTTCGCCCACTTGATCACTTTCGAGGACCCTGAATACAGCGCTGCACTTGCAGTCACTGTTGACAGGCACGTCGAGTTCAAGTCTAGTAGTGTGCTCTTTTCGTATGGGTTTAGTGCAACGCCACTTGAGGCCTATCATCAGGCTCAGATGGCCCTTGCCAATCTTGGGGTATTCTTTGAGAACCCCACACATTTAGCTACCATTGCTTCTATGGCCAAAGCGGCTATTATGAAGTATGGCCCTACTGTGGCCCGAGCTGCGCTGCCGTATGCTGTGCGTGGTGCCAACCAGATGTTGAGCACGATCAATGCAAAGCTTGGCAAGATGAAGCAGGCGGGTTTTACCCAACCGAAGGAGAAGAGCAGTAAGAAGGAGAACAAGAGAATCAAGGCGAAGAAAGGCAAGACTAGGCGATGAGTGCATCCAATTTGGACTGCAAGAACAAGGCCAACTGATGCGATCGCTTGGCCGGATCGAAAGCACTCAGAAAGACCCAC